TCACCACGTATCCAGTGGAGGATGGCGGCTATCTGTCGGATCATTCCGCACGCACGGACTTCACCATTGCTCTAAGTCTCGTTACCTCGAATTCGTCGATGAGTTATCTAGGCGTTTTAGATAATTTAACTGGGTCACCATTACTGGGATTAGTCGGCAACGGTCAATCGCAGACAAAGAGTCAGCGCGCATTCAATCAATTGAACAAGTGGATGGATGAGGCTACTCCCCTCTACGTTTATGCGTTCTATGCTAAGAGCGGATTCAAGAGTTTAAACACTGGCGGACTTGCGCCATTTCTAATCGAAAGTCTCTCGATCCCACGCGACAAATCAACGGGCCAGGCATTCAGAGTTGACATGACATTAAAGCAAGTGCTCATCGTGACTGTCAGCAAAGGTAATCCAATCTCTAATCTATTCGACAAGGGCGCTACCAGTCTGCTCTCTGGAAGCAAGTCGGGTGCGGCTGCTGGCAACAACGGACCGATACTAGATTCAGAGGATCAGCAACTACGGAATTCCGCTCAAGAACAAGGCTACTGGAATCCGATTTTGGGAGGTGGGTAAATGAACCTAAAAGAGATTCCGGTCGTCATAGCTAAGCAGACACGATATCAATTCTCCGTACTTCTTGACGGCGTGCGGTACTATGTAGAGATTTACTACAACAAGCGAGTCGATACGTGGATGATGAATCTTAAGGATGCCACGCAGGCGGCTATCGTTTACGGCATACCGCTACTTACCAATGTCATCAATCCAATAACTCGATTCAAATTCGTTGGTGTTTTACAGTTTGGCGACTTCACCGTTCTCGACGCATTGGGTCTTGGCGCCGATGCTACGTTTTTTAATTTTGGCCAAGACGTATCCCTCTTTTATCTGAGCATAAACGATGGCTAGTTTCATACGAGCATATGAACTGATTCTGCAACCCGACAATGGGTTAGCGACTATACTATTTCAGGACCGATCAAATCGCGGTCTTGGAATTGATTTTGAAATAGAAAAAACTTCTGACTCTGCCTCCAATACGGCTACCATCAAGATCTATAACCCCAACGAGGAAACAATAGCGAGTATTGGTAGGGGGGATTCCATTCAATTGAGTGCTGGGTATCATGACGATATATCAGTTATAGCAGTCGGCACGGTAACGGAAACCTTCGCATCAGTGGACGGTACAGATACGCTCATCGAAATAAATATGTTGGAACATTTGACCGATACCTCGATGAATGAAACCGTGTCTGGCTTCCCGACGAATATCCAACTTATAGATAAAATAGTCTCATTCATAAAGGCCAATGTGAAGACGGCTAGCTCTGCAAACGTCTATTTTATAGATCAGATCAAGAACTATAATTGGTCGGTTATCCTATACGGTAATCCGTTTGTCCTGCTTACCGAATACCTTTCCATCATTGACTACGGCTACTACGTTAGCAACGGTGTCCTGACTATTTACAAGATCGGCTTTGCCTTAAAGGATAGCTCCATCCTAATCAACTCTACGAATGGAATGATAGGCTCTCCAAAAAAGATCACTAAAAAAGATGGTAAGACCTCATCACAGGGAATAGAGGTACGGTCACTGTTAAATTTTAATCTAGTCCCAGGTCGCCTGGTGACGATTGAGTCGAGAGAAGTCTCAGGCACCCATACGATTGACTCCGTGAATTTCAAGGGCAACAGCGTGCAAGGTGATTGGTTTTGCGATGTGAGGATTTTCTAATGGCCGGTGCTAAGTACAGCCTTGCAGACGTTATAAGTGCCGCCATCAATAAATCTATTGTCGGACTATTCGTGCATATGCCTGGAAAGATCACAGCCTATAGTGGGACCTTGGGCACCGTATCCGTGCAACCAGCCATAGACCGTATCATGCAAGATGGATCGTCTGAATCCCTGCCTGTTATTGCCGATGTACCCATTATCTGGCCACGAGCCGCCTCTGGTTCCTTCTCAGTAGAGCTGGCAATAGGTGATTCTGTGATGCTCATATTCTCGCAGAGATCCCTCGATAAATGGAAGAAACAGGGCGCTGGGTTCCCGCCAGCAGATGCCCACCTATTCAACATCACCGATGCAGTCGCTCTGCCCGGGTGCTATCCGCTTACAAGTGTCATAACTCCACCGCCAAAGGGTACAGATATACGCGGTAAAACGATCAATATTTCGAGAGATGGAAACCCTACAGAGCCAGCCGTTTTAGGTAATAAACTGCAGAAGAACCTAGAAGACCTCATCCAAGCCGTGAACGACCTGGTCACATTATTAGGCACTCCGGCATTGATTGGCAAAGTTACCACGGGCGCGGGCACGGGCGGGGACGTTCAAAGTTCTATCGTCACGACAGCGATTGTTGCAGCATTGACGCAGGTAAAAGCTGCCTTGCCTACCGAAAACTCTCAAATCACGAAAGTTGAGTAAGCAATGGACATTTACTTTGATTCACTGATCAATGACATTATATTACAGGCAGGTGACTTATATTTTACTAGTGATGTAAGTTTTGTTGAAGGTATTAAACAGGAACTCATAGCGTATCTACAGACTTTTCTAGGCGAATGGTTCCTTGACGACCCTTTAGCCCCTGTGGTCGGCGTTCCCTATTTTCAGAGCCTTTTTTTCGATAAGATCCCAACACTTGAACTAGCTGACGTGATATTCCGGGACGCCATAAATCAGGTCCCCGGTATTTCTTCGGTGCAGAATCTCGATTTTCAATACGACATTGCTACACGGAATATGGTTGTCATATTTACATGCACAACAGGGCAGGACATCGCTTTTAGCGGGTCCATCTCTATAGGAGTTTGAGTATGGCCGGGCTTACGCCGCAAGGCTTTCAGATAAAAACACTCGATGAGATCCAAAAGAGCATAGCTGAGAATCTCCGTATCGGCCTCGGACCCGCTACGAATACGACTCCTTCATCGCGTATCGGACAGTTCATCGACATTATTTCGAATGAACTATTCTCGCTTTGGCTCGGCCTGGAGAATACATACAATGCCTACTATCCTGACTCGGCATCGGGCACTAGCCTAGATAATGTTGTCGCCATTACCAACACGGTGAGGAACAATGCAACAGCTGCACAAGGGCAAGTGTTTTTCCAAGGCGACGATGCTGTGGTTGTACCAAACGGCACTCTTGTTGCTAACTCAAATGGCAACGCCTTCTCGACTCAAGCCGCTATCACACTCAGTAAGAATGCTTCCTTCATTATTGCAGAGGGCGTTGCTACTGGTGGATCTGTTACCCTAAGAGTACAGCTAAATAATTCCACGTATTCTCAATTCGATATATTTTGGGACGATACCCCTGCTGAAATAAAGAATACAATCCAGCTCTCTGTTTCAGAAATTACGACTTGTACGGTTGTTGGATCGTTTAATACCTCTGGGGCTTTCCATGTTGTTCTCGATGTATCGACCTTAGTAAACGCCTATTTTGATCCTTTAGTCAGCTTCCTTGTCAACGGTGTAACCGTCTTGCCAGTGACTAGTAATTTTTCCAATGTCGATTCAGCTCTAGTCATTGGTGCCCAGACAGGTCCTTTGTCCGTTCCTGTGCGTTCGATAAATGTTGTCGTCAATACCATAACAAATCTTGATGCAGTTCTAAACATCCGGCAGGGGACGACAGGGACGAATAGAGAGAGTGATGCCGACTTAAGGGCTAGAAGACTGTTAGAATTGCAGAAGGTCGGAACGGCTACCACGGGCGGCATCAAGGAAGCTGTGTCCCAAGTTATAGATGTTTCATCGGTGTCAATTATTGAGAACGACAGCTCCACGACTGATACAGATGGACGACCACCACACAGTTTTGAAATCTTTGTCATCGGTGGAAACAATGATACGATCGCTCAAACAATCTATGACTCCAAGCCGATTGGTATCAACGTGACTTCGACAGTATCCCCAGGTAGCCAACGATCCGGTAGTTACATAGATGTGAATGGTGTCCCATCGGTCATCATTTTCTCTGCTCCCGATCCGGTCCCCATGCTTGTCGCCGTAAATATTACGATTGACGTTCTGGTATTCCCTACCGATGGCGCGGATCAAATTAAGTATGCTTTGCTAAAATGGTTTGAACAATATGAGCTAGGCGACGATGTGCTCAATCACATGTTATATAGTCCAGTCAACACGGTTCCAGGGATTAAGACTCTGACTATCTTGCAGGACAAGGGAGGCGGCGGCGGTATGAGTGCGGCTAACACCGCCATTGCACCGACTGAGGTAGCTCAGCTATCGGCTAATGATATTATCGTAACAATAACCTGATGGGGACGACATGACTATTCCCTTTACGACGATAGATCATACAGCATCAGCGATGCAGAACGTGCTTAGTCAGTACCAGGAAGCAACGCTTTTTAAAGCATTCATCTCTGCTTTCACTGCTGAGATGAATTTACTAGAGGAACAGTTTACCCTGTTCCTGACTACCACTGGGATACAAACATCATTCGGTGCTCAGCTTAATGGGATAGGACGAATACTAGGATCGAAGACTAGACCTGTCAACGATGAGTTGTTTCGCGTTCTACTGAATGCCCTCGCGGGCGCCTACCACTCGGAGGCGCGCGCGCAGGATATACGCGCGATACTACTCTTGACGGTTAATGCTGCATCTATCGAATTGCAGGAATTCGGGGAGGGTATTTTCTCGGCGACAATATTTAGTCCCAATTTTTTATTCGGCCAGAATCTAATCTATGATGTCGTCAATCTTGCCAAGTCCCCTGGCGTTGAGTTTCAGAATTTCAACATAGCAGACATCTATACCGATTCAGTCTTTTCGTTTATTGGGGATCAGAGGCCACAGTCTCTAGGGTATGCTGTTGCCGATCCATCCGATGCGCAGCCAGTGCCCACTAATTTCTATGATGACTACGTATTCCCTACCGTGTATGGCGATGCCGTCAAGGTTTTATTTCCCGACTCTTCCAGTTCAAACCCCGAGCAGCATCTTACTCTAATTTTAAAGATGGACTATGGCGCAGCGACCACGGCATTTATAGCAGCTCTACAACAAGCCTGGAATGTTGTCGGAGGAACCTTTGGCTGGACTACGATTCCAGGATGGACTTATAGATTGACTTGCCTTGACGCGCTACAGCCGTTCCCTCTTACGACAAATGATAACGGGACTGGTATAGACGTGATTCTCGGGATCAGATTTAAC